CGGTGAGCCGCTTCCACTCTTTCTTCGCTGCTGAATAGTGCTTTCCGAAGTCGGAGCCGACCCTTCTCTCCCAGTGGTTCAGCATGTCCTCATAGACCACGGTGATCGGATCAATGACCAGGGTTCTGAAGTCGTGCTTCTCCGAGATCAGGAGTCTCACCTCCTTGACGATCTCATCGAATGAGGTGGTTTGAAACACCGCACCGTCTCGCTCTGCAATCGCGTCAACATACTGGTCGTTCACCGAACCTCGTTCGGTGTCAATCAGGTACGGCTTCGGGAACTGAATGGCGAAGGTAGTCTTGCCCACCCCGCTCTCACCGTACACAAGAGCCTTCAATCTCTTTGCCTGCTTCTCAGGCGTCGTTCCGCGTAGGGCCATCACTGGCCTCCTCTCTGTAATGGTCTGGAAACTGCGACCGCCTGGCGGTCAGTCGCTCTCGGCTAATCACGTTGATCTCCGCACGATACAACTCCTCTACCTTTTTCTCAAGTTGGGCGACCAAGGCCACGGCTTCTTCAGCCTTTGCTCTCATGCTCTCAACGACGGCGAGCCGTTCAGAGAGTTCGAGCTTCGCCGCCTCCTCTCGCTGCTTCATCGCTCGCCTTTTGTTTTGATACTCCTCGAGTTCGTCGCTCATTCTCCGACCCTCCCCTGAAATCTCAACTCACGCACCAGTTCATCGACGCACGAACCGATGGTCTCACACTTGCCAGCGACACCGAACGAGGTCGATGGACTCGCACTCGCAATCCTCTGGATCATCCTGAGTTCGGCTTTGATCTGCATCAGTCGCCGCTCCGAGCGCCGTCGAGAGTTTTTCAAGTCGTTCGACATTGCTTTCGCTTCATCCTTTGTCATTGCTTTCCTCTCTTTTCAGAAGTGATGTGATGTCATCTTCAAGCCCAGTGCCTGCTGTGGTTCGCGCGTAGAACCAGCCGTCTTCCGTCTCAACCAGGCAGAAGCCGGCTCTCGCCATCCGCTCGCCAAGATGATCACTGACCAGCCAATACTGGCAAATGTCCACACCCCCCTCAGTCTGCTCCTCACTGAGTTCGTTGTGAACCGCAAGCACCAAATCAGAGAGCGCTCCGCCTGTCATCTCTGCCAAGTGGAGCGTCCCCCCGATCTGGTTCATTCGTCTGTAGATGTCGCGCTCGACGATGTGCCGAACCCTGTCGTGGTCTGTCATCTCATTTCTCCTCAATCTTTGCCAGGAAATCACACCGTCGATCGTAGTCGGCAATCGCCGCCTCAATGGTCTGATGCGTCTTCAGCATCTGCTGCGAAACATGACCGTTGTCATCGCGCCACACGAACCAGCAAAGGTTCGGGATGCTGTACGCCATTCTGATCAGCGTCTTGCCTCGGTTGAACTCTCTGTCTCTGCACTTCATGCTGCCAATTCCTTTCTCTTGGTTGCGTGACGAATGCCCTTGATGGACTTGATCGCCTTCTTCTCGCGCTCGGACACCTTCACGATGGCGTCGATGATCGCGTGTTCTTCCATGTGTGAGCGAGGATCACTGACCTTCACCCCCCGCTTGAAAGTGCGGAACGTAGAAGCATCCTCTCCCTCAAGTTGGAACCAGACCTCTTTCGTGGTGGCTCGCTTGATGTCCTTCTCTTGGAGCGCATCGTTGACGAGGTCGCTCATGATGAACTCGAACGGCGGGACATACTTTGAAACCTCGATGTCGGGGCGCATTTCTAGCGCCGCCTGGTTGAGCGCGTCGTAGTCAACCACGCTCCCACAATTGAAGTTCAGGCCGCCACCCCACCCGTCATCGACGCAGATGCCGATCTTCTTTCCGTCAAGGTAGGTCGTGGCCTGCCACCCGTTGCCGTCGTGTCCTGCGAACGTCTTGACGTTCTTGATCGTGATTCGCTGCTTCATTGCTTGATCTCCTTTGCTTCTTCGATGACGATGTGCCGAACGGTGTCGATCGCGTCCTGCTTGTTGTCGAAGGGTCCGTCGATCGTGTGGTTGGTTTCAGTCAGTGCGTAGAAGGTTTGTTCTACACGGATGCGACCACCGCCTTCGACAATCTCGATGTGCGCGGGGTTGCCCCCATCGTTGAGCGCGTACGTCGTCGCCATGTCTTCGGGTAGGTCTGCGCGTGAGCGACCATCCGACTCGGCGAACTCACGAAGCAAGCACTCCAGCATGTCGAGGTCGTCGCTCTGATACTCGTAGCGACCGATGTTCAGGTAATAGCGACCACGAACTTCTGTTTCTTCCCACTTCAAGTCTTGGATGTGAAGATGGTCTTCGACATTGCTGTCTGTCAGCGGGATGTCGTCGTAAAGGATGGCTGTGATAATGTCACCACGCTCATTGGTCCAGTCAACAATTCGCTTTTTCACTGTGATTCTCCGTGGTCAGACAATGTGGAATTCGAACTTCCACCCGTCCTTGACCTGCTTTTCGGTGAGTTTGTCATCTCGCCGGGCGCACTCCGCCCGCGCAAGTCGCACGCATTCCTCTCCAGTCGGAGCCTCAACAAAGGCCGAGGCATGGCACTTGTGGAGCGGAGTGTGGTCATCCATCGACCACTTACGCTTGAAGATCTTGATTCGCATGGGTTCCTTCCTTTCTTCAACAACCACAATAGCCCACACTCCGCCACATGCAACCCCAATGGGAGCCAAAGTGTGGAAAAGGGTGCAGATAATCAAAAAAACCCCCTTCTTGATAGAAAGAAACCCCGCACCCTGAGATCAGAGGCGAGGTTCCAAGAGAAGAAAGAAGGCTCTATATAGGGATGCGGTCAGTCAGCGATGAAAGTCGCGTCTGCCAAGGTCGGAGAAGTCGCAGAAGGCAAAACGATTCCGGTTGTCTCGGTGTCGAAGAAGCGATCAAACTCACGAGCAATCTCGCCGTCTCCATTTGCGCAGTTGTTGGTGATCGCAGCAGTGAACTCGTCATTCACCACAAAGTCAGCAGCGCCAGGAATCATGGCATAGGCCAGGCCACCCTTCTTGAACCTTCGCATTTCCGAAACGATGACAGAGTCAACATGAACAACGCTTGTGTTCGCTTGGTTCGAACTGAACCTGATGTCAATCACCGAATCCTTTGGCGCGTCGATTGGCGAATAGACCACCGCGCTGAAGATTTGATAAGAGGTCGTGAGCGAAGCAGAAGTCACCGTGAGCTGCATCGCTCTCCCGGCAATCGAGTCGTGGAGAATTGTCCCACCCGAGGTTCGTACCGAAATGATCAACGAAACAGAAGGAACTGCTGTCTCGTATTTGACCGCTGCCGTGATCACATAGGGGCGGTCGGGGTTGATCCTCCCCGGAGTTCCCAGCGTGCTGTTCGTGGCTTGGGTGATGTTCGGGTTGACAAGACCGTTCCCAATGAACTTGAGATTCTTTGTGCCACGATGCGGGTCTGTGTCATCATCGATCGTGGTCCCCGCACTCCCCGCAGCAATCGTCCACTTGTCTGGGGCATTCGATGTGAAGTGTTCGAATGATCCATTGTTCACAGCGTTGACGCCGGCTGCTCGCCCACCCGTGCCTTCGGGCCGTGTTGCAGTCAGACTCCCCTTCGTACCTGATCCCTTCGGCCATTCGTAACTCATGCGATTCGTGGCTCGAGCGCCATCGATCTGGAACAACTCATTCCCAGACTGAACAGACTGGCTTGTAGCGTCACGGATGCACTTCGCCCTGATCGTCTCGGTTTTGATTGAAGGCAAGTCCAGGGCTTGCGTGGTTGTCAAATACCCAAGCGTAGCCATGTCCGAAAGCAGGAGAATTCCATTCCCGGTGTTCGCACTTCCTGCGGTTCCTTTGTTGCTCGTCGGAAGCGTGACGTATCCCGAGGAAGGACGGTCAACGGTTTGAGATGCAGCGACGAGCCTACGAACAAGAGCATCAAGCGCTCTCGTTGTTGTCAACTCTTCGAGTGTCGCATCGTCATCGAACATGGTGATCAATGTTTTTCTTGCGTCTGACATCAGGTCGTGAACGATTGCGCCCGCTTGCTCTTGCCTGGCCTCGATCTTTGATGTCAGGTTCGCGCACTGATCTCGAGTTGCATCACTGTATTTCGCCATCACATCTTCAAACTCATCCCGCAAGGTTGTCCCTTGGAAAGTCCGAACGTGCCGGGCCATCATGAAGATGCGGCCAAGCCGGTGGAGAAGGACGCTGTAATCAACTGCCATGTGTTTCTTCCTTGTTCGATGGTGCGAGCTTGTTCAGTTTGGCTCGCCGCTTGCCGCATTGGCATCGGCGGCCTGTCTTCTTTTCTACTGCCTTGACAACGCGGTCAACCCCAAAAGTCGAAAGTGCGGCGTGAACCCTGTCGCCGGCTCCCCTCGGCGGCCCGGCGTATTGGTCGCACGATTCGCAATCACTTTCGGAAGGCTTGCCCCCGAACAGTCCCAAACCGCAAGATCCTCGAAAGTAGTGAATACAAGTCATGTTCAGTCCCAAGCAAGGTGTGTGAAGTTGGTAGTGGTGAGTGTGGCGTTTGCTGTCGTTCCCTGCGTGCGCCCATCTTGGGTTGTCGTTTGACTCGAGTATCTTGTCGAGAAAGACCCGTCCTTGTAACACGGTGCGTCAGATCCGCAAGGGTCGAACCCGTAATCACTCACGAAGTTGTCATGGGTCTCGGTTCCTGGTCCCAGTATGTTCGAGCCAGTGCATCCGCCATAGAGAAAACTTGTGTAAGCGCCCGCCCTAGCCGATCCGCCAGGAAAGAAACAAGTCCACGCACGGGTGTCATGATCAGCAATCAGTTCCCCCAACTCGCACGCGCCGCCTGGCGTCCGATTGATGAGCCAAATCATTCTTCTGGAAACCGACAGCGTTTCAACGCTAAAGTTTCCAAACGGATCATTATTATTCGAGTGGTGAACACAATCCGTCTGGGTGTTGAATGTTCCATAAATCAATTCAGAAACATGAAAGCCAAGAACAAACGCGCACCCCGTAATCTGTCCAAGATCCTCGTCGCACGGATTGAAGCCCGGCTCGTATTCATCTCCAAAGTCAACAATTTGAAGACTGGTGGTGACGGGGAACGTGCCTCCAGCTTCAGCGCGCCTCAGCAAGGTACACCCTTGGCAAACGCCACCGTTCCCCTCTGAACGCGGCCCATCAAAATTGCATTCGCAAACATTCGCGGCGCGAGCGATTACGTTTGAAACTGGAGGGTCGCCTGAATGCAAGTCCCATGTCACCGTGCCTGTGACGAGAAGGGTTTCGTGCAGGGTTGTGGTTTCAGAGAATGGGCGCGGAATCGTGCTGCAACCCCCGCCGTTGATATATGAAAATCTATTCCCCTGAGCGACCACCAACAAATTCACATTCACTGTCACAAGATTTGGGTTCGTGTCGCAGCATCCGGGAATGCCATCGCCGCCATCGCCGCCGCCATCGTCATCATCGTCTTTGCAACAACACGCAGCAGCGTAGGAAGTCATGGCTGAGATCCTTCCTCGTCTTCACACTCAACATCAAGACGAGGAAGGCCAGAGCGATATCTAAACTTCGATCCGTCGCTTCCTGTGGCTGTCTGGTATTCGACAATCGTTCCCTCTAGGAGAGGCCGGTCTGTCAACTCTGTTCCTTCTGGAACACTCGGATGGTTTGAGTTGTTCGGTCCAGCAGCGAAGTCGTAAAGGACGAACGGATATCCTTTCTTCAATGCTCCGGTCGTTCCACTTGCTTCGTCAACAATGAAACTCAAATCCCTGGCACTGCAAACGTAGACCCCGACTGCGTCCTCCTCGTCTCCCTCTTCGTTTCTCATAGGGAACGAGGCCAAACCCCCGGACGCATTCGTGATGACACAGAGTCCTCTTGTCGTGAAGTTCCCGAGCGGGAACAACACAAAGCATCTCTTCGCGTCTGACCTGCGGTAGGAAAACAACGCGGCAAAACCACCGCCAAAATTGTCATCCAAAGATATGGCGTATCCACGGCCTTCTTCGTTCGGGCCTGAACGAGGCGAACTGTCAGCAAGTACCTTGGCCCAATCCGAATCATCAGGAGATGCGATCGTGTTGGCGTTTAGGTCGTACTCTTCGCTATCGCCACGGACCAGAATCTGCTCCCAACTGTAGAGTTTCGCCTCTTCTTGATCTTCAGAAAAGCCTTCTTCTCCCTTGTCTCGCCTGTCTTCTTCCGACCACGGACTCGCTCTCACAAGCGTGACCTTGACATCGTCGATGCCTCCGGCCTGGCTAATCCCCGCAGACTCAATCAGCGGACGAAGAGCGTCTAGCCGGCGAAACGCTTCATTGATGGTCTGGTAGTCAAGCGGTCCAATTCCGCCCTTGTGAAAACGTGGAAGATCAGCCACTGTCACGCTCCTCTCTGATGCGGTGTGATTGACCATAGCAAGTCAAAACAATGCCACTCACAGCGGAAGCGTGAGTGGTCAACTTGTCCCCCGGCTCGAGATAGATCTTGATTTCTGCCATCGAAGACTTGCCAGATCCAACACTTTCCCCCTTGATGAGTGCGAAGTTGTCGGACGCTCCAGAATCACCAGACGGGATGTGATGAAGGTCAAACGTCCTTGTTGAAGAATCGATGTTCGCCCACATAATGAACTCGATTTCAATGCGTTCGTTTTTGGCTGCTTCAACGAGTGGATACTCCTCCGTCGTAAGCGTGCCGATGTGCCATCGTTTTTTCATGGCGACAGAATCCGATACTGGACGTTTACGTTTCCAGTGTTCGCACGACCAAATGGTGCAGCGGTTCCAATCCTTCCGATCGCGTACTCGCCAGCGAGCAACTTCATGAACGGGTGGAAGGTGCTGCTCACTTGAATTCCGATCTCAACATAGTTGGTGTCATCGAGATTCCGAAAGAAGTAGATCCCTCCATTTGTCACATCGGTGACGCCAAAGGCTTCGCCTTCTGCGGCTCCTCCCGAATGAGAGATGAGCTGGACTCCCCCGTCACCAAGCTCGCTTGCCAAGTCAATCGTGATAGAGCCAGGATTGAAGTTCTCAAGGAGGTTCCCCTTGCGAATGTTGATCTGCGCGTTGTAGTTGATTTCGCTTGCCATGAGTCCCTCAGAAGTTTACTGAGATCAAATTGAAGTCCGAAGTCCTGTCAAAGGGCTGGACAAAGAACACTGTTTCTGCTGTTCCCACAAGTTCCTCTGTCAACTTCGGGGTCATGTCTGGCGGCTCGATCAGAGGCTGCTGCTGGAGGTGCATGTATTCGTCTTCGACAAAAGAATGCGTGACCTGATAAACACTGACGCCGGTTCGACGAACAGACGCGCCTCGATAGAGAAGTGTCCCCGCAGGACTTCCAAAGAACGGGACCACGTTTCTTGTAAACCGAAAAGACCTGTAGGTGTCGAGGTTTGGCTCTGTGACGGTTTCTGTCACCGAGATTTCTTGAATGTTCCGCTGAAGGCTTGTCGGGTTCCCCGCCTGGTCTACCGGGAACCCCATAATGTCTTCGCCAGTCGGCGCTCCCAATGCTGGAATATCTGGGTCGGCTCGGTAGGCCAGGAAAAACTCCGCACGAATTTCTGCGCTCAGTTCAACATATGAAACTTCATTCGGAAGTTTTTCGGGAATTGGCTGGGAAGGGTAGTCAGGAAAGCCTCGGCTGATTACCTCGTAGGCCCATGTGAGTTTCCACAAGTCAGTGTGGCCTGATTCCTTTTGAATCGTAAAATCCTTGGCAACCAAGCCGGGGAAGTCAGGATGAGAATCTCCTTGTTGCGGAACCGTTTCAGTTCCCACCGTTGTGCCAAGAGCGGAAAAAAGGTCAGAGACGCTTGCATACCCGGAAGCATGGAAGACCCGGCTGCCGCTACCGCGTCCTCCGCTCGTTTGGATTGAACGGGATTCCAAAGACTCAACGACGCTAGGCAAGGTCCACCTCCGAGGTTCCACCGTCTGCGGTGTTCTTTGCGATCTGTGCCAAGAGTTCCCGTGACTGCTGAGAGATCCGGTTCGCCAGTTTCGCCTCGTTCATCGCACCGACCGACGCGGCAGTTGCGAACGATCCGCCTGCCGTTCCAAAAGAACTGACGGCCCCGGAGGCAATACCCATTGCCTTCTCTCTGGCTTTTTGAAGTTCTTCTTCTGCGCCTTTCTGTTCTTCAGCAAGTCTCTTCTGGTCTTCTTGCAGTCGAAGCTGGTCCTCAAGAGCGTGAGACTCTTCCGTCAACGCTCGGAGTTTGTCGTGGTGTTCGGTAAGTTCATCAGCCAAAAGGTTCCGGTTGTCTTTCCTAGCCTCTTGAATCCGCCGCTCAAACGAAAGGCTCAACTCATACAGTTCCATCTGACGCTCGAACTTCTTGAGCCTGTCATCGTCTCCCGTCATTGTGAGTCTGATGTTTTTCGCTCGAGCAGATCGAAGGCTGTCCTCTTGTTCCGTGCGATGGTCGCCGATCATCCTCGCCCCAGCAGATGCGTCTGCAACCATTTGTCGAGTGTCTTCAGCAAGTTGCTTGGAGTATTGAAGCGTGCGCTCTCGCTCCACGTTTTCCTGCCGAATGATTTCGTTGAGGACTTCCTGCTGCTTTGCCCGTTGCCTTGATTTTTTCAAAGCCTCGTCTTGCAACTTCGCCCTTTTCATCTGCTCGCCTTGGAAATCGCTGGCCCCGAAAAAGTTGCCAACCATATCCATCCCTTGGCCTAAGACTGGAATGTTCCGCATAGTTTCCTGCAAGGATTCAACAATCTTCCAGCCCATTCCCACCCCGGTCTCGTCAGCGCCCTCTACCATCCTCTTGTTGATGGCTGCCATAACTTTGTCAACCGCAGTCACCGCCAGGCCAATCGAAGCGGCTGCCGCAATTTGCCCAGCAAAAGCCTTCATGCCTTGCGAGGCCATGCCACCGGCCTTGTCCTTGAGCGCTTTGCCCGTGGTGTCCATCGACATCCGCATCTTCTCATTCGCAGCGCGAACCTCAGCGTTTGTCTTGTCGATCATCTGTTTGTGTTGACGCGCAACAGTGTCAGTGGTCTTCTTGATTCTTTCTTCTACTTCAGCAAGAGCCTTCTTGAATTGATCAAGATGAGCAAGGACTTCCACGACGATTTGCAGTTGTTCATCTGCCATGTGCTTGTCTCATTTGAGCTTCAACGTGTGACCTGTGGTCGTGGCTTGCCTCGCTTGGTGAACCGTTCTCTGACTCAAGTATCTTCGGGACCATCTGTAGATACCTGTTGAACTCGTCGATGGGAAGAAGAAGAGGGTTCCCGAGTCCTGGCAAAAGCCTGGCACACCAGGCCGCCTCCTCCATCAAGTCCCTTCCACCCCCGGAGCCTTTTGGTTTCCCTCGGCGCTCTTTTTCGAAGACAGTTCTTCCCAATCGACCCCAAGGGTTCCCATTGCAATCTCGATCAATCGCTCAACTGGAAAATCTTGGAACTCGTCGGGGAATCCGTCGCACGCTTTTTCGATGACTGCTTTGGCCCCGCTTGCGGTCAGCGCCCACTTCACCACGTTGAAGGTGTGGCCTTTTGTCTCTCGGTGTTCTCGAAGCGTTTCAAGTTTTGTCGGCTCTGAAGCGTTGGAGTCCTCAAGGTCTTCAATCAATTCCTTTCGGCTCCGCTCCCATAGAACCGAAGAGATTTCGATGACACTTGCAACAGTGAGACAGGGGACGCTGATGACCGTCCCCTGAACTTCGATCGGATTTGCTGGCATTGCTTCCTATCCTTTCTGTATCATTCCATACGGAGCAACTTCGCCGCTCTTTGCGACCCGCTCCGCTTCAATCGACTTCAACACTGATCGGTCCAAGATTTTTGCGTGCGTCAGTGCGCGTTCTACCGCGTCGGCCTCGTCGATGGTTGCCGGTGAAACACGAACAACTCGAGTGTTCCCATCCTCAAAAACAAGCCGAACCCTCCAGTCCTGCATGGTCGGAACAAGAAGGCCCGACCTAATCAGATCATCTCTGCCTTTGATCATGATTCATCCCAGCTCACGGTTGGAGCGGTTGCTTGGTTCATCTCAAAATTGAACGTCACCGTACTGGCTCCATCCTGAGCAACACCAAACGAAAACGAACTGAACACCGCCGCAAAAGCAATCGAAGAACTTGCCGAAGTGTAGAGTTGAATCGACGCACCGGCCCGGTCGTTCAAGGCTGTTCCGGTGTGCTTGATTGGTGCGAGGCTTCCGTCAGAATCAGAGTCTGATCCGTTGTCGTATATCGGGAAACCGCCGGCAGAGCCGGTGATATCCAACACGCTTGATGCCCTGCGGTTGTGGCAACCACTGGAAGCGTTGAATGCTGTGATGACTTGCGTGCTTCGACTAAGTTGCGCGCTCCAGGTGTTCAGGGCAGCGTTGAACCCCGTCCCCATTGTTGCGTTTCCATCTGATCCAACTGCGACTGCCATGAGAAATCTCCTAGATGATCAGGCTTCGTACCAAGTGAACACCGGAGCGTTCGCGTCAGCAAGTTCAAAATTGAACGAGATTGTTGCATCGCCGTCTTGCGTCGATCCGATTGCGATCGAACTGAAGACAGCGTCAAACTCTAGGGAACACTCCGCTGCGTTCCCATCTACCGAGTTCCACAAAAGCATCACACTCCCGCCATCCGGGCCATCTGCTCCCGCAAACTTTGTGAGAGGGTCGGTGCTACCAGTGTCGTAGTTGGGGAAGCCGCCGGCGGAGCCAGTGATGTCGAAAAGTGCCGAGGCCACTCGAGTGGTTCCGACCTGGCTGAACCCTGTCACGGCGGTCGTTGCTCTGGTAATCGAGCAGGACCACGTATTGAGCGTCCCCACATACCCAGTCGGCAGGGTCACCTTTCCGTCCGATCCGATTGCTACTGTGCTTCCCATTTCGTTTTCCCATCAAGAGTTCGAGGTTGCTGTGATTTCGAAAGTGGACTCAATCTGAATCAGCTCGTCATCCACGCTGGGAGTCCCTCGCGTTAGATTTCGAACGAAGCCCCGGTCATGATCTGCCACCGTCAGATCCACCTCGTCGAGGTGATTGAAAAGTAGCTTCTCGATATCAACTATCGAATCAGGGCCAGATTCCGCCTTTGCAAATACACCCACCGCGATGCTGCCGCGTTGCTGGACTCTGCCCCCAAAAAACCGCGTGGTCTGCACGTTTTCTAGGTTGTAAATGCACAGCGGAAAAGTGGCGTTTGCTGGACCCTCGACGGCATAGATGCGGCCCCCGACCGCATCATAAAAATCGTTATAGTCCGGAG